TTTTTTTTTTTTTTTTTTTTTTTTTTTTTTTTTTTTTTTTTTTTTTTTTTTTTTTTTTTTTTTTTTTTTTTTTTTTTTTTTTTTTTTTTTTTTTTTTTTTTATCACTTGACAGGATGATCAGGTATTTGTTTTTTAACGCAGGGGAAACATCCTAAAACCCCTTCGGACTGTCACACAACCCACTACAGGGAGACATCAACCGAAACAATGGACTCAAACTTAGTGTCCCACAAGGCGCGTGGTATCTTAGGCGCTAGTGGGGGGTGCTTGTCTTTCTTACCCTTTGCATGGTGGTTCACTCGTTGAAAGCCGAGAATGCCATCGCAGACCGCGGCGTAGCAGTCTACCAGACCATCCTCGTCAATGCCGTACACTTTCAGCAAAAACTCATGGAAGCAATCAGGGTTGATCGTTTCAGCGTTAACCGTCATTTCTTTCAGCTCTCCTGCAGTGTATTTATAGCTGGAAGCCTGATTCCTCATGTCCAGGAATGGCTTACTGCTTAACTGCTCGGCTGTCTGAAGTAGAAGTTCTCTTACTCTGGCTACGTGGCGATGTTCATACGCGGCGGACAAAAGCTTTCCCGCCATGTAATCCTCATCACTTACTGCCCGATTGTTATTGCACCGGACAGGTAATTTGCACACCACGCGGCCAAAGGATGGAACGGGGAATGTCCTCCTATAGCTTGGTACGAACCGTTTGCGTAGGAACGTCGCCTTCTCACGTACGTTGTGATAGACTCCTTCCGTGCTCATACCAGACCCCTCCGCCACCTCCTTGAACGATTTTTCTACCTTCGTCCTATCCTGGGAGGTGTACGTCAATCCATCATCCCCGTATACCAAAGTGGTACTTTCGGTAATGTTAGCAAGCTCCAATGCCGCGAGTGAAGTGCACGCATTCACATAGCCGTTACCAGTGGTGGTTGTAACCTCACCACTCCAACGTTGACCCTTCACTCGACCCTTAACACCATACCTCGTGAATACCCTCACGCTAGTGTTAGAAGCAAACTCCCGAACGAACCACTTTGGCGCGCCAAGCTTATAATAAAACATGGCTTCCCACTTACGGACAGCGGCGGGTTGTGTGCCGTCGTTGTTCTTGAAATCGTTTTCGAAGACATTGCCCTTGGTGTGGTGTACTATTTCTGCTATCTCGTCTGCGGTCATGCCTACACAGTAAATGAATTCATTCCCTTTGTTCCTGGGATTCTTCCTGGTAAGCTCTTCCGCAATGCGACGAGACAAATAAAAC